CCACCTGCCCGGCGCCCGTAAGAGAGGAATCCGTGACGGTCGCCTGCCAATCCAGCTCGACACTCCCGACCGGCCACGCCTTCGCCCGCAGGGTCGCCCCCTGCACTTGGAGCCGCAGGGTGAATAGCGTGTTGGCCGCGTGGGTTCCTGGGATCGACACCGTGGCGAGATCGGTCTGCGTTCCGCCGACCCGCTTTTGCAGCGTGAGTTGCAGCGTCTGGCTGGTGTTGAAAGAGACCCGGGCCGCATACAGGTTATTGGCATCCGTGTATCGGGCCACCACATGCGCGTACTGCGGGCCGCCCACGGCAAGAGCACTGGTGGCCACGTCCACCCGCAGATCGACGTCGGCTGTCGCCGGCGGCGTCAGCACGCTGTAGCGGGAGGCGTTCACCGAGGCGACCGAGTGCACGCCCTGGGTGCCGGAGGTCGAGAATTCGGAGGCCGTGCCCACCACTGTCCACGCATGGCCGGTGTCTGATGTTCCCCAGCCGTTCGCCACGGTGCGGGTGAACGTGTCCAGCACTGCGGGCGTGATGGCGCCCGCCCGCATCACCTCGCCGCCCACACGGATGTCGAAGGGAAAGTCGTCGTTGGTGGTGTCGCCCGCGCTGCGGAAAATGATCTCGTCGGCGTAGAGAACATTTGAGGACGGCGGGAAACTCGGCACGGTCGGCGACAAGTTCGCGTATACGGCGCCCCCGGGAGGCGTCACCGTCTGCTGGAAATACGTCCACGTGTTCGCCGTGACCTGCTGGTCGTTGGCCGTGGTCGACAGGTACGCGTGAGCTCCGTCGAACCAGTTGATGTTCAGGTCAACGTTGCGGGACACCGTGCACAGCAGCCACCCGGACAGCACGTACTGCTGGCCCACGGTCACCGCGATCTGCTCGGAGCCCGCGTTCGGGAACTGGCTCACCCCGTCCGGGGTGATCTGCATTGACCACTGGCCGCCGAACGAGGGGGTTCCAGGGGTGGCCACGCGGGCGAGCGTGGCCCCGCTTCCGGTCCAGTTGGACAGGTCCACCTCGAAGTTGCGGTTCGTGTTGAGCTGCCCGGACTGAACCCAGCCCGGGCCCGAGGTGGTGGCCACGGTGATGCTGGTCGTAGTCGAGTCGAGGTCAGCGCCGAGTTGGCTGCCGTCTGTGTCGATCCGGGCTGTCGTGGTGTCGAGGTAGCCGATCATGTTGTACGGGCTCGCGGGAGCACAGGTGAACGTGATCCGGTGCTGGAAATGGGTGATGGACTCCTCGAACCCGAGGACGAGTTGGTCGATCGTGTCCCCACCCAGCCACGCCGGCGGGTTGATGACCTGCACCCGGTCGCCCATCCGCAGGCCGAGAATCGCCCGCCGCATCTCCGGGGTAATGCTCGGGTGGGCCAAGTTGACGCTGATCTGCGGGTACCTGGCCTCGTCCACGGTGCCCAAGTGAACGCGCCACGCCGCCTGGTCCAGCAATGTCGGCGTGTCCGAAGTGGCCAAGTTGAGGGCGAGCGCCGATTCCGCGTTCGGCCCATAGACTCCGACCCCGGTTGGTGGGGGCGCCGTCGACAGCGGTCCGGCTGTCTCCTCGTAAGTCGCGGTGACCCCGTTCACCGACACGGTGACGCGGTTGGCGAGGTACCTGTCGTCCTCCACCGGGGTCGGGATCTCGGCCAAGTTGAAGCCCGTGTACGACAGGATCAGCGCAGGATCCTGGTTGTAGAGGCTGGCCCGGGTCCGGTAGCCGAGTCCGAGCACCGCCAAGTTCTCGAAGAGCAGGCCGTCGTCGGCGAGCACGGCCTCCTGCATCAGGGTCAGCGGATTCTGCTTACCTTGCGCCCCCATGTCCACGGTGTCGTCAAGGTCGCCCACCCAGTCGAACGGAATGCCCTCCTCGCCGCACAGTCGCTGAATCCGCCGGCCCGCAGCCTCACCGATCGGGTTGAGGCGCACGCCGAGGACGTTCGTGGCGGTGACCGCGTTCTCCACCGTGACGTGCCCGATCGCGACTCCTGGCAGGTTCGCCGTGCCGAACGGGCCGACCACGCTACGGCTGGCCACCCCGAACTGGACCTGGGTGACTCGGGAGAGCGCCGCGGCAGCGACATCGGAGACGCTGTACACCGCCCCCGTGGTGACGTCGGTGAGCCGGATCGCCCGGTTGAGGCTCGCACCGTTCTCCGCGAACTCGACACTGACGTACATCTGGCGGCCGCGGACATCGAGGGTGTGGACGAGATCGACGCCGAGGTTGGCTCCGTCGTCCGCGCACATGCGCAGGGTCAGGCTCTTGGAGGTGGCGCTGTAGTACAGCTCCCAGAACTGGTTGGCGCCGGGAGAGTAGTCGACCTGGTCGATTGCGCAGATCGTCTTGCCGTCCGACAGCCCGGCAGCCGGGATGAAACACAGGAAGCGGACCTGCGTCGCGGTCGGCTCGTCGTAGGCCACCACCCCGCCAGACAGCGTGCTGGACGTGAGGTCGGGCAGCGGATCTGATGCGCCGAACCCTGTGTAGCTCGACAGGGTCGGGGTTCCGGAGATCGTCATCGGGGAGCCGCTGACAAGCGCGGACGCAATCTTCGTCGAATCCGACGGGTCCTCACACGGCCAGTACGCGACCACGCTGGACGGCAGCGGGTCCGTGACCGCGTTGTAGATCACCGACCGTTCCGGGGCCGGGCCCTGCGCCAACCTCTGCAAGGGCCCGTTCACGCTCACGTCGACCCACACGTCCGACCCCGTCGGATCCCACGACGCCGGCCACCGCGGAATCTCACCCCAGACGCGGTACGACTTGCCGCCCATCCCGTCCGGAACGCTGATCCGAATCGGCTGGTTGCGGCCGATCTGCCTATACCAGACGCCCATGGGGTTGCGCGGGGTGAAGCGGCCGTCCGGGTTTTTCAGCGGCAGGCTGGCGGTGGCCTGTTCGGTCTGGTTGCCCTCGTCGCGGATGCCCTTGGTGAGGGTGATCTGCCCCTGGTCGTCGCGGACCATGACGTACGAGGTGATGTCCACCCATACACCGTTGACGAGCAGTTCCACCGTCACAGGGGCGCCCGTCGAGGCCGCCCCGGACGCGCCGAGGGGACCAGCCGCGGCGCGCATACGCCGCTGCCAGCCCATTACATGAGCTGCGAGACCTCCAGGCATCGATCACTCGTCCCAAACGATCCAGCACGTCATGTTGACCGCGGCGCCGAACGTCGCCCGTACTCGCAGAAACTTGGATACGGCGATGATGGGCCGCTCGTCCGGCATCCACTGGTACGTGTAGTTGATGTCCGTGGCACCGGCGGTCGGCGGAACGAGGTTCGCGTCGAACGTGCGGGTGGCGGTGGTGGCGCCTTCCGTGGTGAAGGTGTAGCCCGTCAGCGCTGCGCCGAGCTGGACGAGGGAAGCCGGGGCATTCGGGTCCAGCGGCTGCACACCCGCGGCGACATGCGCTGTACCGGTCGAAGCAGCCACGTCGGTCTGAATGAGCTCGACCTGCCCGGCGGACCCGGGAACTCCGTCCAGGGTGAAACCCCAGCTGATGAGTTGCATCTGCCGCGTCGACGGCGGGGCGATCTGCAGCATGGTCTTGATCGTTGTGCCGGTCGTCACCTTCTGCTGTGCCGCCGTTGTCGGCGCAGGCCCGTTGAAGCACTTGTAGCGATGCATCTCTCTCCTTATGCCGGTCGGCCCATGAGGGCGACCTGAACGTTGCCGCCACGGACACGAACGAACTGGCGCAACTCCCTGGCCAAGAACTCGTCGTAGCGGGAGGAACCGCTGGAGCGAATCTCCAGCTCCACCCGCACCACTCCGCCGCCTCCGCCGGCCATGCGGCGCGAGTCCGGACCGGACCACACCCGGGAGCCGACCGGGAGATCGAGGAGCTCGGGTTCGTGCTCGCCCACCCACGTCAGACCCCCGCGCAGGCCACCCGACGCCGCGGCGCCGACGATGCCGCCCGAGGCTTTCCCCTTGACCGCCTTCGCGAGGGCTTTCTCCATCACTTTCGCGAGATTGCTCATGGCTTTTTCGAGCTTGTCCTGCTGCTTGGTCAGCGAGGTGACGAGCTTCTCCTGCGCCTTGATCGCGGCCCCGTACACCGCGTCCGCTGTCGTCTTCCCAGCCGAGGACGCGGCCTTCCCGATCTGTCCCTGAAGGCTGTTGATCGACGAGATCTCCGAGGACGACGCCCCCAGCAGCGCGCCCGCGGTCTCTAGGCCGCCGCCGTTGACACCAGCTTCGGCGATCTGCTGGATCAACCCCTTGTCGAGGCCCTTCGACTTCAGGCCCTTCAACGCGTCCGCGAACGCCGACGCCTTATCCCTCGACTGGGTGAGCCCGCCCATGAGGGAGGCGACGGTGACGGTGCTCCCGGCAGAGACGCCCTGGGTGATGCTCGACGACGACAGGACGTTGCTCTTGACGCTGTCGGACAGTTGCGATGCCGAGTTCTTCAGGCCGTCGAGTTTCGTCTTCGCGCTGTCGAGACTGCGGGTGACGTTGTACAGGCTCTTGTCGTACCGGATCAGGCTCTTGCCTACGGAGTCCAGTTCCTTGAGCAGGCCCGTTTCTTTCCGGCCGCTGAACGCAGCCTTGATCTGGCCCGCGGCCTCGTTCAACGCCTGCGTCAGACTGCCCAGATCAGCAGGGCTACCGAGGGACCGCTCGAACGGAGTCGTGTGATACCCGGCCATCCGGCCGAAGTGAGAGATGCCGAACTGCCCGGACAGCCCGGCGCGGGCGGTCTTCTCCGCTGCGGTGACGCCGCCCTTCGCGAAGCGGGGCACCCTGTCTTCGTTGATCGCCTCCAGCATGGAGCGGTACTTGGCAGTCTGTCGCTTGTTGACGATGAACTCTCCGCCCATCGCCAGCAGCGGCACATCGTCCTCGACACCGGAGCCGCCCGTGATGTGGCCGCCGGTCGCGTACTTCGACACCCCGCCCTGGCCCTGCGCGGGCCGGCCGATCGTGCTGTACTTCGCGATCGTTTCCCGAACGGTCGTGACGGTGACTGTCTTGCTGCGGAGCGCGTTGATCGCCGCTTGGATCGCACGCGCCGCCGCGCTGGCCCGGTCCCGTGCCGACAGGGTGATCGTCTTGTCCTTGAGGCCGTCACGGGCCCGCTGCACCGCGTCGATCGCGGACTTCGCCGGTTTCCCGTTGGCGGTGACCGTGAACCGGCCGTCTGGCAGGCGGGTGACCTTCAGCCCCAGACCGCGCAGCATCGACACCGCATCGTCCGTGAGCGCGCTGACCTTGACACTCTTCGCATTCGGAGTCTTCTTCAGCGCGGACAACACCGAGTCGAGGCCGGCGACCGCGTCCTCGGTCCGCATCTCCAGCTTCGTCGACTTCTTGTCCGGAATCCGCAGGATCTGGTCGGCGAGCTGACCGGCCTCCGCTTTGGTCAGGCCCATGGCCCGCGCGGACTTGACGAGCTCGGAGCGGCCCCTGGAGTAGATCCCGTTGACGGTCTCCCACGACGAGCCGGACTCCCGCGCGGACGTGGCCGCGCCGTCCGTTTTATCCGCGAGGTCCTGCAACGCGCTGGCCGCGTTGCGGGCCTTCTCGCTGTTGAGGTCGAGGACCCCGTGGTTCATCGTGAGGGCGCCCGCGTTGTCCTTCGCCGCCTTCGATGCCGCGTCGATCGCCGACTCAAACCCGATCATGCCGCCGAGGCCCTGGCGCTGGACATCGTTGAGAGCCTGGATTGCGCCGCGCAGCCCGTCGGCCGATGCTTTCTGCGAGTCCAGCTTCGCGGCCGTGTCCTG